ATTTACGGCGAGTCCCGTTATGCAACTTATGGAAATTTTTATGCATTTTGGTGGACTGGCAAAAAATGCATGGTAAATGTTGAAAATTGAAAGCTGGATCACTAAAATAAAAAAGGATTTAACACAATGGTTTACCGAAAATTTGAACTTAGACCGAATAGAAAAACTTTCTACAACTGTGATAAACCAAATAACTATTATACAGTTAAAGAGTTTTCAAAAATAATTAATCAAAATGTGAACACTATTTTGAATGTAATTAAAGATGACTCAAGAATACCAGATGATGGTTTAGCTTATTGGATAGTTGGAAAGAACGTAATAAACATTATAAGACAAGATCAAGTTCAAAATTATTTGATGAATAGAAACGTATCAAGACAAGATGAAGAAAAGAAGAACATAGAACAAGACAATTTAGAAATAAATTTAGATGACATATCGATAAACGGAAACGATGCAAATTCAATCTATGATGCCAGGTTGAAAAAACTAAAGCTCGAATTGATAAAACAATCATTAGAATTGCAAAGGGCAAAGAATGAAGTTGTTTCAATGGATTCTATAAGTGCTATTTGGTTGAATATGGCAAACCAAATTAAACACAATTTGCTTGCATTTATTCCTAGAATTTCACCAGTGTTAGCAGCAGAAACAGATCCTAGAATTTGTTTATCAATATTAGAAAATGAAATAGTTGATGTTTTAAACAACATAATTTCATTAGAAGAACTAAAGAAAGAATTTGACAAAAACAGAAACGAAAAAGAAGGAATAATAAACAGTGATAAAGAAGATGAAAGTTAAACAAAAAAAAAGGAGTTTTAAAATGGAAAACGAAAAAGAAGTAAATGTAAACAGCGCAAACAATGAAGAAGAATCAATTGAAGATAGAATAAAAAAACTTACAATTGAGAAAAAAAAATGTGAAGAAAAAATCAAGATGTATGTGAATATAAAAAACAAAAATATAAAAACCAAAACAGTGAATGAATCAATTGATAAATCAATTCACTTTTGGAATATGCAACTTGATAAACGAGAAATTAAGATAAATGAATTGAGCAAAAAAACAAACAAGGCAATTGAGAAAAAGGAAAAGAAGAAAGATGGAAAGAAAAAGGATAAGTAAAGATGTTGATGATGGGTTGTTTTTCATTGAAGAAGTGAAGCAACAGATAGGAAAAGAAAACTATCAAGATGCAAAAAATAAAATAGATCTTGCAATGGCTTTTTTTTCATCGGCAAAAAAACACATTGAAGAAATGTTTTCAGAAATAAAAGAAAACAGGTTTGTAGATGAATGAAATAATAGAGCGGTAAAATGGGCAGGCATAAAAAAAACATAGATGGTATTTATTCCGATATAGAAAAACTTTCTGATTGGCAGAAGGTTGAAAAGGAAATAAAAAAATTCATTAAGACAATTGCGATAAAAGAAAGATTAACAGTTGATCAATGGTCTGATAAATACAGGTATCTATCAAACACAACTTCTAGTGAACCTGGAAAATGGCGAACATCAAGGTTTCCATTTCTAAAAAAATTCATGTGGTATATGTCACCACAAAGCAAAGCTCGTCGAATTGTTGCAATGAAAGGTCATCAACTTGGATTTTCTGAAGCATTGATAAATAAAATTTTTTACAATGCAGATCATTACCCTGGTCCAACTTTATATGTTCAGAAAACGGATGATGCTGCAATTGACTTTGCAACCCAAAAACTAGATCCTTCAATAGAAGTTACAATTAAAGTTCAAAGGTTTTTATCAAGAAAAAGATCTGAACAATACACAAGAGAAATATTAAGTAGAACATATGATGGGGGATTCATTTCAATGGGTGGTGCAAACAGTGGACCATTTTTGAGATCCAAAAGCATTAGAGATGCAATGCTAGATGAAGAAGATTCTTTTAAATTGAATATAGATCAAGAAGGATCTCCCGCTTCACTAATTGAAATGCGACAATCAAATTTCCCTTTGAGTAAATTAATAAGAACATCAACACCAAAAATAAAAGAAACATCAACCATTGAACCTGCTTTTCTAGCTGGTTCACAAGAGCGGTATTATTTACCATGTCCACATTGCAACCCAAATAATGAAAGATATGGTTTTTTCTTTTGTATCAAATGGGACTATTTAAAAAACAATTGGATTGTGAATGAAGCTGGTGAAGTTGTTGATGCTTGGTTAGTGTGTCCTAATTGTGGTGAAAGAATTGATGAGTATAAAAAAACTTGGATGTTAGAAAATGGAAGATGGATGACCAATCATGGCGATGAAAAAAACCCATTGGAAGAAATAGAAGATTGTGAAAACCCTAGCATGTTTATAAATAGTTTTTATTCACCACTTGGGTTTTACAGTTGGAAAGATGCCGCTCGTAAATGGTTAGAATATAAGACAACAAATGATCCAGCAATTTTACAAGTGTTCATTAATCAAATTTGTGGTGAAACATTTTCATTAGCTGGTCAAGATGTTTCTTCAATTTGGTTGCAAGATAGGAAAGAAGATTATTTTGACTTCGATTCTGGTGAAGTTGTCGATGTTCCAAAAGGGGGATTAGTATTAACATTAGGTGCTGATGTTCACCCTGATAGAATAGAGGCTGAAGTTGTAGCATGGGGGATAGGTTTGGAATCATGGTCTGTCGATTATTGTGTGCTACTTGGCAACACTGATTATTTGGGAGACATGAAAGGTCAAGATCCTAACAGTGGTCAACCAACAGTTTGGACAGAATTTGATAGATATTTATTGAAGCGATGGAGACATTCAAGTGGTGCAATGATGCCTGTTGAAATGTCCTTCATAGATTGCAGATACAGATCTGAACAAGTACATGCCTTTTGCAAACCAAGGGAAGGAAGAAGGATTTATCCCGTTATTGGTCGGGATACTTTTGGTCATGTCGGATATATTAAAAGGCCAAAGAAAAGACAAGAAAGATGGGGAACTTGGATGTTCACCATTTGGGTTGATGACGTTAAAGATACTATCTATCAAAATTTTGTTGTCGATACACCAGGACCAGGGTTTGTGCATTTTCCAAATAAAGATGTTTATGATGGGAAATATTTCAAGGGATTAACAGCAGAAAATAAAAAAGTAAAATATGTTGGTGGACATAAAAAACTTTATTGGGATTTGCCATCGGGCGCAAGAAATGAACCGTTAGATGCCAGGGTTTATTCTTTTGCAGCTTTAATTGCATTTGGAATTAATCTTGAGAATAGAGCTAACAAAAATAATCCAATTGAAATGGAAAGAAACATAGTTGCGAAACCTGCCAGGACAGTTTCAATAAATAGAAAATTAGCTGCAAAAAGAATTGAAGTATGAAAATAATAATAGCATGTGAAAGATATGGAATAATTAGAGATACCTTTATAAAAAAAGGACATGATGCTTTTTCTTGCGATATTGAACCAACTGAAAAAGAAGGACCACACATTCAAGATGACATATTAAACCATTTAAACGATGGATGGGATTTAATGATTGCTCATCCAGAATGTAAATATTTAGCTAATAGTGGTGTGTGGTGTTTACATAGAGATCCTCAAAGGTGGAATAAAATGATTGATGCTGCAAACTTTTTTAAAATATTATTAAATGCACCAATAAAAAAAATATGTATAGAAAACCCAATACAACACAAATATGCTTTAGAAATAATAGGAAGAAAATATTCACAAACAATACAACCCTGGCAATTTGGTGAAGATGCATCCAAAAGAACTTGTTTATGGTTAAAAAATTTACCTAATTTAATTCCAACTAAAATAATTAAAAAAGAAAAATATTCAAATCAAACACCTTCAGGACAAAACAAACTTGGACCATCTGTTGACAGATCAATAATTAGAGCAAAAACTTATCAAGGGATTGCCGATGCAATGGTTGAACAGTGGACAAATCATTTATTTAATAATATATAAATAATTATATTTCTTCCAATAGATATAATTAATTATATATCGTAAATATTCCAATTATTCTATAATATTTATTTGACATTTCAATAGATATATATAGATAATTAGACATGACAACTTTAACCGAAGTATTGGAATTGAGACTGACAGATGTAAGAACAAGACTTGCTTTATATAAACTAGCTGAAGAAGCAATCCTAAATGGTGCCCAATCCTACACAATAAAAAACAGATCACTGACAAGGGCAGATCTAGATGCCATTGCAAGAAACATAAAAAGACTCGAAACAGAAGAACTAAAATTAATGCGTAAAGGCTCTATGAGAGTACAAAGAATAGTTTCAAGGGATATTTGATAAATGGGAATCAGTGTAAAAAGAAGTGATTCAAATACTATTCCAAGTATTAGATTAAATCCAATTGATAAAATAGTAAACTGGTTCAATCCTGTATCTGGTTTGAATAGAGCTAATGCACGTTTAAGAATGGCTGTTGCTGGTGAAAATGGTTATGTAATTCCTGGTTCAATTAGAAAATCAATGAAAGGATATACAGCTAGAATTGAATCCCCTGCTAGGGACATCGATAAAAAATTAACTGGTATGCGAGCGGCATCACGCGATATGTGTATGAACACATCAACAGCAATATCAGTTATCAGAAGATATAGAACAAATGTTGTTTCATATGGCTTGCAAGTGCAACCAAGCATTGACAGGGAATTTCTAGGATTGACAGAAGAAGAAGCGAGACAATTTGTTTCATCTGCTGCAAGGGAATTTGATTTGTGGAGCAATTCTATTTATTCCGATTATTCAATGATGAGCACACCAGATGAATTGCAAGCTTTGATTTATATTTCTTCATTGATAGATGGTGATTGTTTCTTTGCTTTACCTTGGATTGAAAATAAAAATTGGCCTTATGAAACTGTTGTAAAAGTAATAAGCGCTGATTTAATTAGAGATCCAAATAATGTTTATTCAACTGGAAATGATACCAATTCAAAAATAAGAAATGGTGTTGAATTTAAAGATGGCAGATTATCTGCATATTGGATTGCTAATTATTATGATACTGATTCATATTCTATCGGCGCTGATAAACAAAAATTTCAAAGAATATCATTGTTAGACTCAAATGATGAACAGCAAATATTTCACTTCTTTGACAATGAAAGAATAGATCAAAGAAGGGGTTTGCCGATGCTTGCACCAGTCATTGAAGATTTAAGAACCATTACAAGGTTGACTAAATCAGAATTGACAAGCGCTTTAATTGCATCAATGTTCACTGTATTTATTAAAGATCAATCTGGCATGGGGGGAACCATGCAAGAGGGATACACACCATCGGAAACAATCAATGGTGGTGGTGGTGATGGTCCTAATGATACGCAAGAGCCGAAAACAAGCGGGAATGAATTTGATTTAGAAATGGGACCAGGAACCATACAATATTTAGATGATGATAAAGATATTTCCATTGCAGAAACAAGAAACAAAAACGATTTTGCGGGATTTTTTAAAGCAATGGCAACACAAGTATCAGCAGCAACAGACATTCCATATGAAATTATTTTTCTTGAGTTTCAAAGATCTTATTCTGCAATGAGAGGCGCAATCAATGAAGCTTGGAAAAAGTTCAGAAGGGAAAGAGTCAGGGTTGCAAAAAGAATTTGTCAACCTTGGTATGAAGCAGTTATTAAAGAAGCAATTCTAAAGGGCAGAATAAAAGCACCAAGATTTTTTGATGATCCAATTTATAAAAAAGAATGGTGTAGAGCTAAATGGGTTGGCGCTGGTCAAGGTCACATTGATCCATTGAAAGAAGTTAGAGCAAGTGCATTGAAGATTAGAGAAGGATTGTCAACACGAGCACAAGAATATTCATTAGAACAAGGTGAAAGATGGGAACCCATGATAGAACAACTTGCTGTTGAAAATAATAAAATGTTGGATCTTGGTTTGCCTGTAAGCGGTATTACAGATGAAGAACTTGGCGCTGTTGTCAGTGGTGATAATGATGAATAATTTACAAACATTGTTTGGAAAAAATCTTGCTATATCTTTGAGATATGGAAAGCATCTTATTGACATAATAAATGGATCAGCAATAGAAAAAGAAGTTAAAAGTTTTTCAGGTTTAAGTTTGCCCGAAGGAATAAAGTATTCTGAAAAAATAGATAACATTGGAATATTGAATATCAGGGGTTTAATAATTCCTTTTGTAAGTTGGTTAGAAGATTATATTGATGTTGTGTCAATAGAAAATTTAACCAGGGAATTTGATTTGCTTCAATCTGATAAAACGATTGAAAAAATAATTTTGAAAATGGATACACCAGGGGGTTATGTAACTGAAATTTCAGAATTTGCCGAAAAGATAAAGAGATCCAATAAAGAAGTTATCGCGCATGTAATAGGTGATGCTGCAAGTGGTGGTTATTTTATCGCATCTCAAGCAAAAAAAATAACTTCTGTAAATACTGGTGTTGTTGGTTCCATTGGTGTTGTTGCTACTATTATTGATTCATCCGAGTATGAAGAAAAAAATGGAATTAAAACCATTGAAATAATTTCTTCACAAACACCAAGAAAAAGAACTGACATGACAACACCAGAAGGTCAAACGGAAATACAAGCTATATTGAATGATATGGCTGATGTATTCATTTCAACAGTTGCACAAGGAAGAAAAACAGATATTGAAAATGTTATCAATAATTTTGGTCAAGGTGGTGAAGTATCAGCAACAGAAGCATTAAAAAGAGGCATGATTGATGAAATAATAAACACTATGGATCTTATAGAGTCCATAAAAATTAAAAAATCTTCAATGACATTGAAGATACAAGAAACAAAAGGAGTTAAAAAAATGTCAGATCAAAATGAAACGATGCCGAATTTGGATCTTTTGAAAAAAGAAACAATGGCAAAAGAACGGGATAGGATCAGAGCAATAGAAGCAATTGCAAAAGACTTTGAAGGTGATGATCCTAAAGTGGTTGAAGCTGTAAAAAAAGTGATTGATGAAGAAAAATTCAAAGATGATTCCACTGTTGAAAAAGTAAAATCAATTGCAGCTAAAGCAGCTTATGAAAAAGGAAAGGAATTGCTCGCAATAGCCAAACAGCCAAGGGAAAAACTAGCTGAACAATTGCGCTAAATTCCAAGCGCTTCAGATCAACTTATCGAATCAAACGATGTTCCGAAAGTTGACAAGAATAGAGTTAGCAGAATGTGTGAAGGTTGGAAAAACGCTAGAGGCAATAACTAAAAAGGAGTATTAAGATGAACACAATTGAAAGCACCTTTGTTCAAGATAATTTGATAGCTGGTGAATTTCCAGTTAAAACAGATGTTGAAACTATTAAAATTGGTTTGGACCTTGTCAGGGGAACTGCCCTTGCAAAAGAAACGGGAACTAAAGCATCGGTTGATTCTGGTCTTGACGGTCCGTATGAAGTTGAAAACGGCGATACTATCGTAATCGATGTTGATAATGTCGGAAACGATACCGCAACGGCAAACGGAACAGCGGGAAGTGAAACTGATTCAACTTCATATCCATGTGCTGATCAAACGGGACTGACTGAAAAAATTACTGTTGATGATGGTGATGAACAGACTATCACTTTTGGGACTGCAACAACGGCGCTGTTGATTGCTGAAGATATAAACGATCAGATAGTGGGCGCAAAAGCATCGGTTGTTGGTGGTCATGTTGTTGTGACTTCTGATAGAAAAGGAACTGGTTCTAAAATTGCTATTGGAACTGGCACATGTGCATTGACTTGGTCCGCGGCAGTTGATGGTACTGGTGATGCTGAATTTATTGATGCGATGACTGCTGAAGAAGTTAAAACCCTATTGGAAGGGGATATTGCGGGAATCACTGTAACGGTAGTTGGAAACGGATTTAAAATAGAGTCAGATAGTTATGGAACCACTTCTGAACTTGATATTAAATCTGGCAACTTGCTTGCAATATTTGATATCGATGTTGCCGTTCATGTTGGGACTGGTGGAAGTAATAAACTGGTTGTATTGGATAAGGACGGGGAAGATGGAAGTCAAAATCCTCATAGTGTATTGGCGCAAGATTGCGATGCAACTGATGCCGCAACTGAAGCGCTCGTTTATACAAGAGGGGAATTTAACGCTGATGATCTTATTTTTGCCGATGGAACCACTGTTGATGACGTTAAAGATGCAATGCAGCAAATAGGGCTTTATGTACGCAACACAAGTGATGCAGTCTAAAAAGGAGTAATAAAAATGTCTGATAAATTTGTAACTGGTTATTCGATTATTGAAATGTTGGAAGTTCTTAGAACCAATCAAAAGCCCACCACATTTTTGCGGGATAAATTGGTTAAACGAACTAGGGAACATGTCACATCTTACATTCAAATTGATGTAACTAAAAATGGTTTGACACTTCCCGCTTATGTGTCTCCCATTGGTGATGCTGAAGTGGTAAACAAACCTGGTTTTGATTCCAAGGTTCATACTTTGCCCTATACAAAGCAAAAAATGATTCTAAGACCTTCAGATCTGAATACTAGATTGCCTGGTGAAACCATTTATTCAACTTCTAATCCTGGTTCAAGATTGGATGTTTTGATGGGTGAATATCTTGCAATTCTGGATCAGCGCTTGGAAGTATTGGAAGAAAAACAAATTGCTGATGCTCTTATGTATGGAACTTGTGTTGTTGCTGGTGATGGTGTTGCTTTCACGGTTGACTATGGCAGGGATGAAGATAACGATGATCAATTGACCGGAAATGATAGGTGGAGTCAATCGGCAACAAGAGACATTCTTGGGGATATGAGAAATGCCGCAACACAAATGATTAAAATAGGTGTTGGTGGTGGTTATCCTGATCTGCTTTTGTTGGGAACTAATGCAGCTGGTTTCTTCATGGATGAAGCTCTTACCGCTGATACTAAATTGAACAAGGCACTTGATGTCAGAAGATTTGAAGGAACCAACATTAATTTAAGATTGCTTCAGGATCAGAAAGTAACCTATCTTGGTCATGTAACTGATGTTGGAATTTCTATTGATGTCTATGAATATCATGGAGCCTATCAGGTTGATGGTGTTGATACTCCATTTATTGATCCTGATATGGCAGTTTTTATTAATACTGCTGCAAGGGTTGAACGTCATTATGCCATGATAGAGAATTTCAATGGTAATTTCATTGGTCAAAGATTTCCGCAAAACTGGATCGTAGATGATGGATCGGCAATGGTATTGCAACTTGAATCTGGTCCGCTTGTGGCAAATCACGAGCCTAATGCTACTTATGCTTTGACTGTTGATGCTGATGCATAAATAGAAAAGGATTTAGGGCAATAATGGCAAACGGTTTATATATATATGGCCTTTCTGAAATAATGAAAGGACATATAGATCTTATCAATGCAAATATATCTATTGCGCTGATTGATACTAGCAAATATTCAGTGAACTTAAATATAGATCAAACATTAAGCGATATAGATGAAGATGCCATTATTGCCCAAGAAATCCTTTCTGGAAAAACGGTTGAAGGTTCTTCTTTTAATGCAAGTGATTTGACATTTGAATCATTGGAAAGTGATCAAGATATTGGTGCTGTTTTAATATTTCTTGATAGTGAATCAAATGATACATCAACATTGATAGCTTATTTTGATTCTGATGATTTGCCGATTACACCAGATGGTGAAGATATAACAATAAATTGGAATGAGTCAGGGATATTTGAACTATGACACAAAATATAAATCTATCCCTAATTCAAAGAACAGCTTCAGCGTTTAACATTGAAGTTGTTCACAATGTTGTTAGTAATTTTCACAAACAAATTAGAAATGATTTATCTGGTGTTTTCATTAATCAAGTTGAGTTTGCAATTCCAATTCAATATTTGCATTATGGAAATAAAAAGACAAACAACTATTATGGAATATTTGATGACATGTCCAAAGATGAAAAACTTGGAATGTCAGATTTTGCAGTTGTTCAACCTAAAGTTACAATGGATCGGTATTCATTAGAACAACAACCAAGAAAAGGGGATATACTAACAATCAA